TATTTTTTAGCAGATATGCTGGAGGAATAAATGGATACAATATTAGTAGACAGAAAGAAGTATCTGTTAATGTGTGTGGAGATCCTTAAGAATCATGCACACAAGGATCTGCAGGTATATGTAGAATCTGAGATATTTAGATTATCAAACGGAGGCGATAAATGACACAAACGCAAATAATGAAAGTAAGAATATATTTTTTAGTAAATTATGGAATTTGGAATCCTGATTGGCAAGGAGGTCAACAATGAGTAAAGAACGCACTTGTGAGCTTTGTGGTGAATGCCACATGAGGCATTGGGCTAGTTGCTATAGTTGGAGAAATCATTATCGATATGACGAGGAATCCACAAAAGAATTAAAACAAAGCGGCAATTGGTGGAAAAGAAATGGAGATTGGCAAGGAGGTCAACAATGAATTGTATGAAGTGCGGTTCTGATTTGATTGCAGAAGTTATAGAGCATGATAGATACGACTGCTGTGTAATTCAATGCAGTGGATGTCATACAATCGTAGACAAGACTTGGATGAAAAGGTCACAGGAGGAAGTAGATGGAAACTGAAGGTTACACTGTAAAGATGGGGATTACTGTTGCAGGATCCCAGCAATACGAATCAATAAGAGTGGATGTAAGCGAGACCGTAACGCTAGACGCTAGGGAGAAGGTAGATGATAAGATACAGGAATTTAGTTTCAGACAACTAAGAAAGAGTGTTAAACTAAAAGTCTTAGAAGCGGTTGCAGATGCCAAAGAGGCTGCTGCACTTAGTAGAGGTAAAAAATGAGTATTACTGAGTACGATGAAGAAGCATGTCCTGCTTGTGGATCAGATCTTTTTGAGATGTGCTGTTTAAGGTGTGGTGAGTGCTATGAGTGAACTGAACCAGCCATATAAATGCGATACTTGTGGAAACATAGGTCTCAGGCAGTTGTGTAAACAACATGGTAAATTTCACGGTCATGGAATGGTTCACATAGACAGTCACGATCTTGAGAATGACAGGCTGGCATACTGGCTATGCGATTACTGTTCGGAGAAACATCAATGACTTGGAGATGTAAAAGTTGCGGATTTATTATTACTCCGATCGATGTGGAGGAGCATGGTTGTTTTTGTGCTGACTGCAGAAATGAGTAATGTAAAGGATGCTTGGGTAGTTATACTTAATGAACTTATAATTCATGCAGGAAACTTCAGAGCCAAGAATGTCATGGAATATAAAGACAAAGAATTGAAAGCTTTTGATACTGGGCTTGGTATGATGGTAGTTTTAATGAAAAACATGATCAGAGACATACTTGAGGAAAAGAAAGATGAATAATTTACTAGCTTTGATCCTGATCTTTGCTTTTTTTGTTACAGGATTTTGGATCGGTGTAAACTGGCAACTAGAGAGGTTTAAACGTGGATTCAGATAAATTACTAGCTAAATGGAAAGCATACATAGAAAAAACTAAGAAAGAAATAGAGGAGATGTATACTGATCAATAATATACATATAATATGTATCTTTATATTTATTATATGTATACAATAAGTATTTAATGGGTTATAGAATCCTGAAAATTCCGAGGTTACAGAATGGGCAGAAAAAGAATTAATAATAATGAGTTGAGAATACCAAGAACCATAACAGTATCTCCTACGTTCTGGGAACGTTTTAAGGTATGGTGTAGGGGTAGATCTATGTCAGAAATGCTAGAGATGGCAGCGTTAAGGATGATGGATGAAAAGAACGATGTGTTATCTTTAACTCAGCAGATCGAAGAAATAAACTCTGAGATCTCAGAGAGTAAATATGATTTTAAGAAACTACAGGTAGAGATAGAGAATAAAGAACATAACAGGGCTTTACTTATGGATCGTTTAACTGAAATAAGAACGTCAGAGAAAACATTAGAAGTGCAGGCAGCTAGAGATAAAGACTGGATGCTAGCGTATAAGAAAGACAAGTTTTATTCACTCAAACGTAGTTTTGGCAGATGGGTACAGGAGGGTGATGACTTCGCTAGGCTTATGCCTTCTATTGAAACAGTAAAAGAAAGAACCAGTTATCTAGATAATATGAATACTACCGAAACTCAGATGGCTTGGATTGCATTAAAGTATCCTGAAGAAGACTGGGGGTTCTGGTTAAAAGAAAGGAGAGTTATATAACCCCTAATCGGATAGATTACTATGGCATATAAGAACCGACCATATCAATACTTATTAACGTTCCCGAAAGGAACTAAGAACAGTTGGGATGAGTTCAGTAAGATCGCTCAAAAGCAGGGAAGGCCAGTGTCAGAATTAGCTAGGCAGGTCATAAAAACATACGTTAAAGAGTGGAAGGGCGATCATGAAGATTGAACTTATTGATCCTGAAACATTGAAAAGTGCTGCGTATAATCCTAGACAGATCAGCAGAGATGAGTTGAATAAGCTTATTAAAAGCATTAAGCAGTTTGGGTTTGTAGATCCCGCCTTAGTTCGCAAACAAGATAACATGATCGTAGGAGGTCATCAAAGGGTAAAAGCTGCGATAGAAATGGGACTTAAAGAGATTCCAGTAGTATTTCTAGATATAACTGAAAATGACGCAAAGCTGTTAAACGTTGCACTGAATAAAATCAGCGGAGACTGGGATGAAGACAAACTAACTGAATTACTTTCTGAACTTAAATTTTTTGATGACGTTGATGAACTGCTTACTGGGTTTGATGAGGATGAGCTAGACAAACTTTTAGCTGATCTGGAAGAACCGCAGGATGGTCTGACTGATGATGACGCAGTTCCTGATCAGGTTGAGTCTAAATGTAAATTAGGACAGTTATGGCAGTTGGGAGATCATAGACTTCTCTGTGGCGATTCAACTAACCTTGATCATGTAAAACGCCTTATGGATGGTAATAAAGCAGATATGGTGTTTACAGATCCACCCTATAATGTATCTATAGGAACGATCAAACATCCTAAATTCAAACAACGTGAAATAAAAAACGATTCGATGTCAGATCAGGAATATAAAGAATTTTGTGAAAAGTTTATCAAAATTTTAAAACAGGTTACGATCGGCTGTCTGTATGTCTGTGGTGCGCAGCATAAAGATGGCAGAATTATGTTTACTAAATTAGATGAGAATTTACATTCAAGCACTACTATAATATGGGTTAAAGATGTCTTTACGTTAGGTCGAGGTAAATATCAGAATAAATACGAACCGATCTGGTTTGGATGGAATGAATCAGGGACTAAATTTTCAGAGGATCGTAATCTTGTTAATGTCTGGGAACATGACAGGCCTAAAGTGTCAAAACTTCATCCTACGATGAAGCCTGTAGATCTTATTATAAATGCTTTAGATGACGCTTCAGTTAAGAATGACCTTGTATTAGATATTTTTTTAGGATCAGGATCAACACTTATAGCTTGTGAAAAAATGAATAGAATATGTTATGGCATGGAGTTGGATCCACATTACTGCGATGTGATCATAAAAAGATGGGAAGATTACACTGGAAACAGGGCGGAGTTAATCAATGGTTCGCTATGATGACAGTATCAAGGAAGAAGCTAGAGTATTTTTCTTACAGGGGATGGGATACAAGACTATTGCTAACAAACTAAAAGAACAATATAATAACTCAATAGCACACAATACAATCAAACGCTGGGCTGAACAAGGGGACTGGCAAAGTTTACTTAATAAACAGAGAGAGATTGTAAAGCAAGAAACGGTAACAAACAGCACCCGTTCTAATATTAAGAACATTAAAACACTTCAGGCAATACAATCTAAATTTATATCACAGTTAAAAACAAGCAGTTACGATATACGACCTTATGAGATGGTTTCAGTTATCAGATTATTATCAACTTTAGAGGGAGCGAAAGATCTTCAGGATGAATTAGTTAAAGAGGTTGCTGAAAAATTACCAGAGGCTATGAAAAAAGCTGAAGTCCCTCAGAAACAAATAAATTTAGTGATCAGATACTGGGTTGAGATGATTAAGGAGATGGAATGAAAAAAACACAACCTGTGGTTCTTTCTTACGGTGGCGGAACAAACAGCACAGCTTTACTCTTAGAATGGATCAAACGAGGTAAAGATCTGGATGCAGTGATCTTTGCAGATACGGGATCAGAACAACCATATACTTATGAATTTATTGATCAGTACATAAAACCTTTTTGTTCAGATCATGAAATTCCGTTTGAAACAGTTCAGTATCAAGCTGGATCTAGAGTTGTTGCGGTTCAGAAAGGTGACTGGGAAGAAGGGCAGAAAGTAAGTATATATGACTGGTACACTTACACACGTTCAGTGCCTTCAGTATGGAAAAGATCATGTACAGATAATTTTAAGATAATACCAATCACTAGACTGGTAAAAAATAAATATCCTGATAGTATAGAACTAATAGGAATAGATTCTGGTGAGAGTCACAGGGCTAAACAAGTTGAAGATCCAGAGACGGGTGAAATGATATATTTATACCCTAATAAAAAATACCCATTGATTGATTGGAACATTGATCGTGAAGGATGTCGTAAAATAATAAAAGAATATGGATGGCCTAATCCAAAAAAGTCTGGATGTTATTTCTGCCCATTTCAGAGTAAAAAAAGTTGGATAGAGCTTTATCATAAATCACCTGATCTGTTCAACAAATCCTTAGAATTAGAGATCAACAGCAAAAAGTTTCCAGAGTTTCCCTTATTTGTAAGGGCTAAACCAAACCGTTTAGACTGGCTTAAAAGAGAGATTGAAACTCAAACCAGCATTTTAGATTATGCAGAAGCTTGTAGTGTTCCTGATGAAAATGATGCGATGCCTTGCGATTGTTATGATGGTTACTGATGTTTAGGATCTGCGACAGTGAAACAGGAAGAGTGATCGTTGAAACAGATAATATACAAGAGTTATCAGATTATCTGTATAATCGTGATCCTAAATACATTGCAGTTACGGTAAATGAAGAGTATTTAAAAAATGGCAACGACTGAAGGTTTAGAACAATTCACACAGCACTTACTGAGTAAAGGTTTGCTGGAGGAGGATTTAGATTTTATTGATTTTGCAGATGATGTATTAAAAGATTTTATGCGGCAGGAGCCGAGCAAATACGTTCCTTTGGGATCTATGCATACAGAATGGTTAGAAACGCTTCAACAGAATAAAAATTATGTTGGGATCATGTGTGCCAGAGGCCATCTCAAAACTACGTTTACATTAACCTATTGCGCTTACATGATGCATAAATATTCTAATTATAGGGCGTTGTATGTATCAGCAACATTAGATCAGGCGATTGATAAGATGGAACAGTTTGAGGAGTTGTGTAGGCGATCATGGCGTTTGAGCAGTTTCATAAAAGGTAAAGATGACGGAGGATCATGGAAAAAAAGTGAAAAGCACTTTGCAAATGGCAGCAGAGTCAGGGCAGCATCTACAGGTAAAGCATTAGAAGGGCCACACGTTCATCTCATAATACTAGACGACATATTAGAGGAGTTTCCTCGAATGTCTGACAATGACATTATACATTTTATAAAGAGAGTCGTGATGCCTATGCGTCTTCCTGAAGGAAAAATATTTCTGATCGGAACACAGAAAAGGATCGGTGATGCCACAGACTGGGTTCGTCAGAGTTCCGACTGGGCGCACGTATGGCATCCTGCGCTGGATGATGAGGGTAAACCTAGGTGGCCTGAGTACTGGACAATGGATCGACTAGAGGCCGAAAGACATTCAATGGGAACACGAGCCTTTGAGTCTGAATATCTATTAAATCCGTTAGATCCAGAAACTGCCGTGATACCATTTAGTGTTATAGAACCCTGTTTAGACTCAGATCTGGGGTTTGTAGAGCCTTTAAAAGATATGGATATAGTGATTGGTGTTGATCTGGCGGTGGGATTAGATATGTCTAACGATGAGACTGCATACACGGTACTGGCTTATGATCGTCAGACTAAAATTAGACAGGTGCTTTATCAGTGGTGTGGTAAAGTTAATGCAGAGGGCGCAGGCTGGCTGACCTCACAAGTAAATAATTTAGTATCTTTATCTGAAAAATACAACCCCAGTCTGATCATGGTAGAGACTAATGGATTTCAAAGGCTGGTGGCTCATGCAGCTAAAGATTTAGCATCTTTACCAGTAGAGGGTCATAGGACTGGATCAGAAAAACATCATGCTCAGATCGGTGTGCCTAGAATAGCGTTGGCATTGGAACAAGGCAGATACATTATTCCTTATGATAAAACAGTCAATAAATCAGGGCCAGTAGGAACTAAAAAACTGGTAGAGGGACTGTCTAGACTTATGTGGGGTAAGAACGGAAAGCTTGATGGTCATACATCTGATGCAGTTATATCATTATGGATGTGTGAATTAGCTATTGATAAGATTGATAAGCGTGGGATCCGTGTAACAAGTTGGGATAATTTTTAAGGTTAAAGGGTTATATAACGGCACATATAACCCATAATGTATAAAGGAAATACTTTAACAAAAGACGAATGGAAAGCCTGCCCTGAATGCAACGAACCGCTTGCAAAATGGAGCACAATAGCAGAAGACAGGATTCACTGTAAGCATTGCTATGTTAAACTAAAACACGGAGTATCTGACATCAACAACTGTTTTCAAGGGTCAGTTATTACGATAGATTGATGAAAAGACATCTGCCTAGTACAACTGACCGCATGACATTGTGTGGATATAAGTGTACCGTGCAAGAATACAGGATCATGAAAACAAGACATAAACAGTTTGTCAATTGCAAAAAATGTCTGGAGTTGATCAAGTGAGGTGGAGGTTTGATTGTTTTGTTTGTGGTGAACGTTGGGAGGAAGAACATCGACATTTAGAAAAACATCACTTCATGTTTAGCGCAGATCATAAAAAAGAAGGTAGGCCTGTGGTAGATTGTTATAAATGTAAGATTGAATTAATCTATACACCGATCGTGGGAGATATGGTTGGAAACCGTTCTTGAAATTTTAGTAGGGTTTGCGATCGCACTTATTCTTACTATGATCTCGTGGGGTTTATACTCTATAATTTCCAGACCCTAGAGAATGTTTATATAACCCCACCAATTGTGTAATATACCCACAAAGGGTAGGAAACAAAAATGGAACAAAAAAATTATTTCATAATAGATACGCCAGCAGGAAAAAAATACTACAGCTTTGATCGAGCGTTTAGTATATTAGACAAGATTGAGGACTCGTTTGATAAGTTGAGCAGGAAACAAAAATGAAACCTTACACGATCCTTACTTTAAAGGAAGAAGAGGAATTGCTTAAGTTAGCAGAAAGTGATGATATTCAGATCTGGAGGCCAGCAGTCAAAAGATTGCTGAATCATGTATTTCCAGAGGATCCAAGATTCTGGGAGGTAAAATAATGATAAACGATCATGACTGCGGATGTGACTGGTGCCACACTAACAAGTGCAAAGCTTATCAGGAATGGGAAAGGCAGGAATACATAAAAAGGAATCAGGTGAAATAAATGGCTGACGGACATCACTGCGATCGTTGCGGAGACGGATTATGTCAGAGTGACTATACCGAGTATGGATCGTGGGACTATAACTGTTCAAGCTGTGGTTTTAGTTATTACTGGGGAAAGGAGTTGGATTAATGGCATACAACGGATGGAGAAACCGAGAAACTTGGTTAGTAAGCGTTTGGTTCGACCCTGAAAACATAAATGATTTACTTAGAATCAAAGAAGAGTTAGAAGACCAGTATTACAATTCTGAGGCACTCAGAGGGTTCTGGAATGATATGATCAATTTTACAAACATCGACTGGGATGAATTAGAAAACTACGTTCTTGATGAAATGGAGGCTTAATAATGCAGTTAGTCTTATATCGTTGTGATGACTGCTACAGCCCCAAGATCCGTATGGAATCGGGTTGGAGGTGTTTAGTATGCGAAGAATAAAACCAATAACAATCAAACTAGCTGAAATCGATCGTGATGAAAATTTTGTAACTTCCACCAAACAGTGGATTAAAGAAATTAGAGAGGAGATACAAGATGGGTTTAACAAAAAAGCTTAATAAAGTTGAAGACTTAGTTATGCGTCATTTGCGTGATCATGACGTTTGCCGTGATAACACTAAGTTTCTGTATTATTCGGTTTTACAGGAATTTTACAGGGCCACAAGTGCAAAGGGCAGATTATGTGAGGAAGATAAATTTTTGTCTGATCTGTATGATCTGCTGCATTATGCTCCCTGTGATGAATCAATTCAACGATCCCGCAGGCGAATACAGAACAAACTTAAAATGCACAGATCATCGAAAGCAGTTCAGGAGATGAGAAAGAAAGCAGAGGATACCTATTATACTTGGTCTGTAGAAGATTGATTAAATATATAAAGGCCACTGGGCATAGGCTGTACTGATGACAAGCTACGGGCCTAAAATTATCCATGAGAAATTTTCCAACTTCCAAAGTACAGAGGGCTTGTCATCATAATGGCCCGACTCGAACTTAAGGGAATAGATAACCGAGTTCGAGAGGATGTAAAAGTATTAGCAAAAACACACGGAGTTACGGTTGCTAAATTCTTAGAACCTGCGATCAAGAACTATATTTACAAAGCCGATAATAGAGAAAGGCTTATTAGAGCAAAGAGGTCTGACCCAGACTGGTAGCATGGGATTTTTAGACAGATTCAGGAGCAAGCCCAAACAGACTTCTAATTTACAAAAATATTTAGATGGTAATTTAGAGAAAGAAGCTAGAACACCAGTTTACGATATGGCTCCAGCTATGGGAAGCACAGGGCCTATGCGTATAGATCCCATATACAACTTACATCACTTAGAAGATCTTGCAATAAATTACTCTCATTTGCAAACTGTAATAAATAGAATAGCCTCACAGACAGTTGCTAAGGGATACAGGTTAGAACAAACTGTGGATAACCCCAGTGAGGATCAGAAAGAAGTTTTGGAACGAATACTTAAAGATCCTAGCAACGGTGATAGTGATATTACTGGTGAAGAGTTTTGTAAGGCTTTGATCAGACAGCTTGAAGTGTTTGACGATGCATGGGTGTCTATAGTTTACGATTACGTCAAAGATGAGTCAGGAAGAATACTTGGCAAGCAAGTATCTCAGTTATGGGTTGAAGATTCTAAACAGATGCGATACAATACTGACAGGTTTGGTAAGTTTCAGATGGAGAACAAGTTTTGTCCGACCTGCCGTAAAACTATGAATGGTACAGCCTGTGCAGAGTGCGCTACAGAGTTAGTACCGATCGCATACACGTTTGAGGATCACGAGGGCGATATCCCGTTTGCGAGAGATGAAATAATACATTTTAACAAGTATAGTTCCACAGCTAGACTTTATGGTGAGTCACCAATAATAGGCTTAAGCAAAAAAATAGAAACTGCTTTGGCTATTGAAAACTATCAGAATAAACTGTTTAGATTAGAAAGACCACCTAAAGGATTCTTAGATATACCTAATCTAGATGAAACTGCACTTAACAGGTTAGGCGAGTATATAGCTGAAGAGACTAGACGCAATCCTAATTTTGTACCTATTATATCTTCAGGTGAAGGTCAGTCAGGAGCAAAGTTTGTTACGATCATGCCCAGTCAGGGTGAGGCTGGTATGATACCATATATGGAAAAAATTAATCAGGATATTAACGCAGCTTATGGAATTATGCCACTAGCTGTCGGTGATGTGTCTGGTGTCGGTGGTTTAAACGCAGAGGGTGAGCAACTGTCCATGATGGATCGTACTATTACCGAAACACAGGCTGTACTAACCAAAGGTTTCTTTCAGCCCTTATTAGAAATTTTAAAAATAACAGACTGGGAAATAGTCTTTAACGATATAGATGAACGTAATGAACAGCTACACTTGGCTAACTTAAGAACTAAAGCAGATGTCATTGCAGCATTTCAGGGTGTAGGGATTACAGTAGATCTTGATGAAGAAGGAGAGTTAATATTACCAGAAACAGACTTAGGAAGTTTGCCAACGTCTCAGGCGGAAGAGGAGCAAAAAGAACAAGCAGACTTATATCGGCCTTAGATCGTAATTTAGCGATCACGATCAAGCGAGAGATCAATAGACTCAGATCTGCAAAAAATTATTCTGATCTGAACGAAATGCTGCCGATGTTAATGATCGGATTAGTAAAAGATCTGCGTAGCCTAGTTGATCAGGAAATGAAAGATGCATATATGAATGGATTTAAATCTGCGGCATCTGAGGATAATTATAAAGTAGTCGAAAAGCAAGCAAAGTATTCACATATTAATTTCAAGCCTACAAAAGCTATGGCTGATGAAGCTGCTAAAGGTTTAGCATATAGAAGAGAGTTTGGTCGGGGCGGAACCGAGGTTGGCGTAGCCAGAGCCAGAGATATTAAAAACCGAGTAAATTTATCGCCCAGAACTGTAAAACGTATGAAAGCATTTTTTGATCGGCATCAGGTAGACAGGCAAGCTGAAGACTGGGGTAATGAACACAATCCTAGTGCAGGTTATGTAGCACATTTATTATGGGGTGGAGATGCAGGTTATTCTTGGGCTAGAGCAAGAGTTAGACAGATCAACGCAGCTGATAAAAAAAAGCAGATCACTAAACAGGATGATCTGCAGATCAGCTTTGATCAGGCAGATGAGGATGCGATCAGAGCCTTACAGTCTGAACAGGTGCAGACCAATAATTACAACGAGCTTACAACGATTTTAAGCACAAAATTAAATCAAGTTATTGCAGACTCTATCATGGAAGGTCGCAGTATTCCTAACACGGTGGCTGAAATGCAGAAGATAATAAACACTGAAACTTATAAACTGACTAGGATCGCTAGGACTGAGATGATAAATGTAACTAATGAAGGCAGACTGGCATCATATCAGAAACAGGAGAAGCTAAGAAAAAAACCGTTTAGATACACATTAGTGGTGGCATCGGGAGCCAGAACCTGTGATGCACATAAACAAATAGCTAGCGAGTTGGCATCGAATCCTGAAGGACTTTTATTAAATGATCTAATAGAACTACAGCAGCGTGTTGGTGCAGTTCATGGATTTACACTTAGGGGTAATTCTTTATTACACCCTAATCAGCGTACTGTTTTGATGAGGGTGCCATGAATCGATCCAAAAAAAATAATGAGTTATGGAAATGGTGAGGTAAGTGTTACATATTCACGGAGAATTATACTTGAAAAAATTAAGAGACGGTGAAAAAAATGACGAAGAGTTCTGGGAATGGTGGGACAGTTTATCAGATCATGACAAGGATCAGGTGGTAGGCAAATGACTTCAAGTTGCAGAAAATGTAGGCTAGGCCCGATGTCAGTTCATATACTGAGCAACGGATTCTGTCAAGGTTGCGCAAATGAGTTGTCATGGAAGCAGGGAGATAGAGTAGCTCGTAAGATGGCTAACCGAGCAAGACGCATGGCAGTGTATAAACAGGGTGAAAAAATAATTAAAAAAAAGTGGAAAGAAAAATATGGAGATGCTTCAGTAGATGAAGTGTTAGGTAACTGATGGGGATCCGTATAACTGGCGGAGACAAGTTTAAAAATTTATTAAAAGAGTTACAGGAGAAGTATCCTGATGTTTTAGATCTGGCACTTGACGATACAGCCGATGCAATGTCTTTGACGGCTCAACGTATAGTTCCTGTAGATACAGGCCGTTTACGTGGCTCTATTAACGTCAAAAAAGAGTATCTGTCTAAAGTAATAGGTACTAATGTTGAGTATGCGCCTTTTGTTGAGTACGGACAGCCAGAAGGCACAGGCCCTAATGGCGGACCATCGCCATATATGAGGCCAGCTTTTGAGGCAAATAAAAAAAGAGTAGCAGAATTTTTTGTACAAAATTTGTAAGAGACAGGTTATATAACCCGTATTCTATAGGTGTCTGCTAGGGCGAAAGTCCCTCGGTACCTGAAAAACAGAGTAATAATTACTCTAATTAGATATCGACAGTACGCAAGGAGGAAAAAATGGAAATACCTAAAAAAGTAATAAAAAAAGAAGGATACCTATTTGGTAGAAATCCAAAAACTACTATGTATTTTTGGAAGTGTGATCTATGTGGGGTAAAACATTCAAGTTTTATTCCTACTTGGATTGAAGAAGAAGGATCACTAATGTGTGATGACAAGTGTTTTGGATCCCTATGAGTAGAAACGGCCCAGTCTGTGACGAATGTAAATCCTATATGACACCACATCAACTGATCTGGAAAGACTCTACACTTGATGACGCTTGGTGGTGTTCTAAGTGTAGGCACGTAATATCATAACGGTATCAATTTTTAGTAACCCATTAGTCCGATCAAGACATTAAACTGACAGCGGAGGAGCCAATCCAATGATGCTCAATAGCCTCCTTGTACTTCAGCCGACATAACAGTTAGAAATAAATACTAGTCATAATAGTTACATTTATGGCAGCAAAGTCTACAGACTGGAAAGTATATCGCAAAGAGTGGTATAACGATCGTGTTATGGAGACTTACATAAACTCACCAATTATAGATAAACAGAATGATTTGATCCCTACTGAGGTATTAGAAGAGTCTATGGATTTTTATATGAAGTATGGAGTATATTCTTATCAGCATGAAGAGATTCCTATAGGTTTACCGTTAGCATACAAGATAGATGAAGGTAAAGTCAAAGTCAAATATGGTATTCATAATCAATTGGAAATGCATGATAAAGTATGGGAAGAGATAAAAGAGTACGGTACTAATGGTGCAAGTAGTATAAGAGGTGAAACTATTTCGCAGGATCTTGTATGTCCAGATGGAGCTAATACTTGTTTTAATAAAATAAACGATTTAGGACTCTGGTCTGTGTCTTGGGTAGGTGATAACCCAGCTAACATAGAGGCTACCGTTACTGACGTTGCTTTGGCCAAAAGCCGCCACTCTGGTGAGCCAGCTAAACCTAGCGAAAGAAGGAGAGGTAGTAGTAGGAATCCTGCAGGTACAGCTAGTGGTCAGCGTGGCGGAATCAAATTAAGTGAAGCTAATATAAAAACTTTAGAAAATTTAAGAGATAAACATAATGAAGATGTTGGCGATGACCCAGCTAAGAAAGCTAATCTCGGTGCATTAAAGGCAGTATTCCGTAGGGGCGCAGGAGCGTTTTCAACAAGTCATAGACCTAGCGTATCAAGTCGAGATCAGTGGGCTGTAGCAAGGGTCAAAGCCTTTTTAAAATTATTAAAATCAGGCAGACCAGCAAATCCTAAATACACTACAGATTACGATCTGCTACCAAAAGATCACCCAAAATCTACTAAGAAAGATAACGGAAAAACAGTTATTGCAAAACCACCTAAAGGTTATCATTGGATGATTACAAGAGATGGCCCTGCATTGATGGAGGGAGATTACGAGCCACATGATGGTGCAGTAGAAGGATATGAATTTGTATTAATTACAGATCATGATGACGATCGTATAGTAAAAGCCGACAAAACAAATAACTTTATAAATGAAAGTAATAAAATAGAGGTTATGACTACAAAGGCAGATGACTGCGAATGCAGCACCGAAAAAGCAGAAGAGACTACAGAAGAAGTCAAATCTGAAGAAGTTACAGTTGAAGTAGTGTCACCTGAAGAGCTACCTGATATCGTTGAAGAGGAAGCAGAGAAAGGCGAACACGAAGAAGAAGAAAAGAATGAACACTACGATCTAAAAGCAATGGCTGAAGAAATTAAAGCCTTACACGCTAAGGTCGAAGAATTGTCTAAACCAGAACACGAAGAAAAAGAAGAAGAGGAAGAAAAGGAAGAAGAAGCAGAAAAATCTGAAACCGAAGTAGAACCTTCTTTAGATGTCGTTATGAAATCACTTAAGAAATACGGAATTTCCGTATATGCTGGATCTAAGGTTACACCCGCACCAGCAACTGACGCTCCAAAAGCAACTTCCATAGACTGGAATAAAATGTCCAAGTCTTGGGATGAGCTTGAAGAAATAGTAGGAGAAAACTAAATATGGCAGGAATGAGTTTCGAAGAATATGTAAACGCCTATTATGGCGGAACACTTGGAATATCCAAGAGGTACGGCATTAGTAAAGCTGATGATAACATTACAACCAGTGGCCTAGCAGAAGGATTAAACACCGTCTTCGGGGCAAAAGTATTCAATCAGCTAAACACTAAGTCAGAAGTTTTTAAACTTTTGAAGAAAGAAGCATGGACACAGTCTGGTTTCAGAGCATTGACAGCACGTCACGCAACAACTAACGGAGTTGCAGAAGGCGGAGCTTTCCCAGAAACTGATCACCCAGAACTAAAAGAGATTACACTAACTTTGAAAGAAGTTGTAACTCCTTGGCAAATGTCCTCAAAAGCTGAGATCCTATCTGAAGCAGATGACGGACTTGGTAACTTAGCAGCTTTCATGAGAAGAGAACAAGGAGAGGCACACGCTTTCTTCCTTGATGACCAATTAACAAAATCTGTAGAAGCAGACAGTGACGGTTCTACAGGAGCAGGTAACGCAGGAAACAACTTTGAGTCTTTAGACAGAGTTACTGCAACCTTAGCTTATGTAACAGACGCACAATCTCCATCTAACAGTCAAGATGACTGTGATATGTATGGAATAGATATTTCATCTAACTCTTTCTTTGATGCAGGTCACACACACTTTACCGATGACGGATCTAACAACGCTTTGGCATTGGATGATCTTGATACTGCAATAGCAGCATTACTAGAAAACGGTGCAAACTATAACAATTTAGTGCTATTAACTGGATATGATACTTATCAGAATCTAAAAGCATTGATGCAAGCAACTTCTGGAGCAGCATTCAGATATGATCTACAAGGTGCAGCCGCAGCTAACCAAAACGGAGTAACTGGAGAAGCTGGATTGAACTTTGATTCAAGAGTCGGTGCATATGATGGAATACCAATTTTCCTATCACAGCACGTACCAAAAGATGGCGCAGCAAGAATTTACTTGTTGGATTTAGAAAGCTTGGCTTTAAGAATTGCAGCACCAACTACTTATGTTGACAACACTAACTTAGCTGTAAGACAAGTTCTAAGCAGAGAATACGCATTCATCACTGCTGGTGAACTAGTAGCATACAGAAGAAACACAAGCGGTAGTATCCGAGACTTAACGGCATAGAGTGATTGGAGGACTAATTAAATGGTCAAAATCACCTATAATGGGACTAAGTTTACTCGCAGGAGGCTACCTTCTGGGCGCTGGCTTACATGGAAAGCTGGGGAATCAGTTGAAGTTGAGAGTAACAGACTCGCTGAAGAACTCAAAGCTAACAGGGATTTTGTCGTTGAGGGAAACTCTGCCCCTAAAGTTGGGGCTGGGATTAAGACTCACGTCAAACCTCCTAAATCTAGGGGCAGACCTCGTAAGTCCAAGATCCAAGAAAAAGTAGACAAGTTAGACAAACCTAAAGGTCTTAAAAAGAATAAGAAGGCCAAGAAAGGGAAGGCTGACTGATGGCATCTACTGTCGTCAGAACAAGCAAAAGACTAGACAGAACTCGCACAGCAATGACGTTCTCCAATACGGAGACTGCTGTGGGGGCTTCTGAAACAACAGTCTTAGATAAGTTTGATGCAACCCTGTATAACAGATATGCCATTCAGATCTTCAACAGTGATGGATCGGTAGCAGGAACTGCTAAGGTTTACGGATCATTAAAAGATGAACCAGCTACAGAAGGAGGATCTGACTGGACACAAGTCGGTGACGACATATCTGTTGGAACAAGCAGTAATGCATTGAAGGCTATTTCTACAACTGCTGTAAAGCATCTATGTGTAAGGGCTACAGGCAATGGCGCAGATTTGACTGTTATTGTCTATGCGGAGCAAGTTTAGTGAATGGCAGTTACATCCTCTGGTGATGGTAACTTTTCATCAGTTATAGCAGGCGGGCTTTCAGTAAACGATGATGTCATAATAGACCATGATGTCACAATGGATGGACACGCACCTAATGTAAATTCATTAGTAATTAACTCAGGTAAAACACTTACTGGAGGAGGTTACAAGATTACTCTTGATGGTGAAAACGGTAGTGGGTTTGTTATAACTAATGATGGTTCTATTTCAGGTAATTTAGATTTAGAAATAAATACAAACGGCACTACTTCATTAAATATTGGAGGGTCAGCAGGAAATTGTTTTAGAGACCTTAAGATAAATACTGCTACTACAGTTCTTCATCTTCATACTAACACATTTATTGATGGTCAACTTACAATAGCAGCAGGAGAACTAAGAACATTTACTGAAGGCAATTCTCAAAGGTCATTAACTTGTGATGGTTCTGATATTAGTGTATCGAGTGGAGCTCAATTAACAATAAATGATAGTCAAATTTCAAGTAGAAAATTAACGTCTTCAGGAACTTTGAGCGGAACAGGTGGCAATTTTACAGTTACAGGTGCAGGACTTGGAGATACTACAAGAACTATAGATTTAGGTGGAACTGTTACTGGTGATGTTGATATTACACTTACAGGTGCAGGAAATAATAGACACGAAGATTTACAAGCTGCAACAGGAAACATTAGAAATTTAACTATTAACAATGCAGCAGCAGTAATTCACACAGGAAGAGATACAACAATAGATGGAGACCTTACAATAACAGCAGGAACTTTATCTACTGATGATAGTGGAACATCTGTTGACCTTACAGTAGGAGGTGGAATCAAAAATACAGGGACACTTACTGCAAACGCTTCAACCATTATAATAACTGGAGAAATTTCAGGGTTCGCATTTGACCAGATGGGAACATTTAACGCAGGCACGTCAACAGTTCAGATTGGAGATGGAAGCACATCTACAGTTGGTTCATCAACTCATTTTAAGTCAAATAATTGTCATAATCTAATTATTAATCAACACCAAGACGCACCGAATGGTAATGTAGCATGGAGAGCATATACTGGCACTGAAGTTACGATAGGAGGAAATCTTACAGTCACAAGAGGAAGATTTTACCGCAATACATCTACACAAGATTTAACAGTTACAGGAGATGTAGACATTGCATCTGTTGGTCAAGTAGGCACGTCAGCAGCAAGCGGTTCTAACACTTTTGGAGGCATTAGAATAAACAGTGGAGGAACATATCTTGCAACAAGCGGAACAACAACCGTTACTAACAGATTTACAGGAACATCAAACTTATGGAAGAATGATGGCGGCACTTTTACACATAACAACGGTACAGTTAAATTTACAGACAATGACCATTCTAAAGTAAAAGAACAAGGTTCTTTTTACAATTTTGAACAAGCAAGTAGTCTTGGAGACTATGCACTTGTTTGGGAAACTGCTGGCGGTGGTTCTTGTACGATTTTGAATAATTTAACAATTACTAGAGGAGACTTTGAAATTGATGCTGCTGGAGACACATTAGACATATACGGTCAGACAATAATAAACGGTTCATCAAACTCAGGAGCTAGATTTAATAACGACAAGAATCAAACAGGAACTATAACGCATCACGGCTTAGTAACAATTATACAGGGTACTTACCATGTAGAAGATGGAGCTACAGTAAACATGGCAGGAATTAGAAACGTAGGAGGATTAGTAGACTAATGGCAACGATCAACATAACAGGCACGGGCGGGATCATAGAAGGAAACTTAGGATCTGCAAACGTTAATGTAAATCTTGACAGGTCCTTGATGTTTGACGGCACTAATGATTTTGTTCAATGTGGCACAGATACAGACCACGATTTTACAGATCATTTTACTTTAGCTTGTTGGGCTAAAAACGACAACGCAACTACTACAGGCGGTGACAGAGAACACTTAATTGCTAAGTATGCAGGTTCTAGTGGACAAAGAATATTTAGATTATACCTTCACGGCAGCACGTTAAGATTTGGTGTAGGATATAATAGTGGTAATTCATCAATAGAAATTACTCACAGTATGACTGGACTATTAGAACATTGGAATCATTATGCAGCTACTTTTGACGGCGGAGTTATGAAACTTTACGTTAACGGTGTGTTAGTTACAAACACAGATAATAGTGGAACACTTACAGCAATACACTCTAATAATGCGGTAGAGGTAAACTTAGGAGCATATCAGGATGGTTCACACACTTGGACAGGTCAGATAGCTGATGCTAGGATCTACAATGCAGTGCTTACAGATGCAAACATTCAATTACTTGCAAGTAAGATCAATACAGATAGTTCATTAGGAGCAGGTACTACAAATTTAAAAGGATATTGGAAGTTAAATAATGAAACAGCATCAGGTGGAGGAGCAGGAACAGGATTTATTGTAGATGAATCAGGCACAGTAAATCAAGGAACTCTGACTAACTTCTCAGGTACTTACTGGGATTATGACGCTTACAGTGTAGATGTATATGATAATAGTACAACGACAGATGGAACGTTTACGA